ACAAAACTTAAACGATTTCGAGGAAGATGTTTTGAAAGAAACACCACCTAATACTGCTGACGCCATGAAAAGGCACAAAGCAGGTAAGGCTGGTTTTACAGATATTGCACATCTTAAAGCTAAGGGCTTGATACCCCGTAGCGATGGTAAAAAGAAAGTATCAGACAAATATAAGTAAGAGGAAAAAAATGAAAACATTTAAACAAATGCTTAAAGAAGGGATAGACGGTGTAGGTGTTGAAACTGCTAATTCTGTTGAAGACAGTAATATTGGCGCACACAACATTGAGAACGCAGAAATCCTTAAAAGAGTAAATGCTTTTGTTGGTTCTATTGCTGAACAGGAATATTTAAACCCTAAAGCTGCAATTGAAGCATTAGCAAACAAACTAAAAACAATTGGATTAGAAATTAGTCCAGTAGAAATGACAGGTGATAACGGTAAAGTAACTGCTGAAGTAAAACAATTCGGCGGTAGATTTGGTAAAGACTTGGATGGTGCCGATTTAAATGATGATGGAATATCTCATAGAAAAGAAGGTGGATTAAAGTTAGAAGTAACTTATGAAACCTTAAATACAGGTTCATCTAAAGTTTACGCCAAGTTAGTTTAATACTAAACTGGAGTAATGATGTTCAGAGAGATTACGAAGGACAATTGGTTACTTTATGCACAAAGTAATTATGATAATCCAACCTTGGAAAAGGATAAGGAATTTTATGATGATGTTAAAAGATTTAAATATCTTAAACGGCTCTTTCGTAAATACAAGGTTACAGGTAACCTTAAGCTAAGATTGGTATTAAACCATATCATAGTTTTAAATAATGTTTTTGGTGTAGAATCAGCGTGTACACTTCTATTGTTTAAGATAGATAAACCATACTGGCCGGCATTAAAATCATTTTTAGTTTACCTAGACTATTTGTATCCACATGAACTCAATGATGTCAATGAAGATAAAAAGATAAGTGAAGGACTAAAGGAACTATAATGGCAAGTCGAGGAATAGATTTTTTAATAACTTACAGAGTGGTCAAACTACTTGTAACACCTTTTGAAAAACAAGAGGCATATAAGTTTGGTATTATTGACGACAAAGGTAAAGTATTAAAGAAATATAAATCTCTTAAATTAGAGAAAGAAAGAAAATCATATACCCTCTTACATAGATTTGTCTTTAACCTAAAACGAATTTTACAAAAAGTTGGTTTAGGTAGTAGATTAGGCTCGTTTGCCGTTGCCTTAGCCTTATTAATTAAAGAAGATAAATCTTATGCACAACATAAGACTTTAATTGAACAAACAGTTATCAAACATTTAAAAGATGAAAATTTATTTGAAGAAATGTTAAACGAAGTTAGAGAAATACCAGAGATTAACGAAGAACCATACATGACTTGTTTTGGTATAAGTGTGTATGAAAAAGATAATGAACTGGTATCGGAGTACGATTATGCCAAAACACTATAAAGAAATGATGGATGAAATCATCAATAAAATGGATGAAGACGCACCAACAAATGCTGTAGCACATGGCGGAGTTGATATGGCTCCTAATGCAGGCAAGAAAAAGAAAAAAGATGAAGTGCCAGCAAAACTTATGGATATTATTATGAAAAAAATGTCAGGTAAAATTAAAGAAGACAATGATAATAACAATGTGGTTTTAAAAGGTGTGTTAGATAAACTAGATAAGATTGACGAAGCAGTTGATAGATTATCTGGTATTGAAAACAAAGTAGAGTTTGTTGAGGAGAAAGAACATAAATCTTTCAAATCGAAATATGCCAAAGACATTTAAAGAATATCTAGGCGGTGTTAGATTAGGTAACTATGATAACATTGAACCTATTGCAAGTTTAGGAGATTTACCACCAAAAGGTCAGGCTGGTAAAGATAGCCGAGGTGTAGGTTTACACGCAAATAAAAATCCTAGAATAGCAAGAAAACCAGGCCAAAAGGCTGGTTCAGATAAACATTCCGACTTATATACAGACGAAAATCCAAAAGGTACAATTCATGGATTAGGTTTTACAGACGCCGCTAAGGCAAGAGAATCTATAAATAAAATTAAAGGTTCAGGTAAAACCCATGCACATAAAATACAAGCTGCTATTGCAATGTCACAAAGAGCAAAAGTGGCAAGTCAAAGGGCAAAAGACCCACAAAAGAAAAAAGACTTAGGCGCAGCTCATAAAGTCTATCAAACATATATAAATCAAACAAAAAAGAAGGACTAATATGGAATTAGTAATAGCTTTAGCGATGAAATTCTGGCAATGGTCAATACTAATTGCCTTAATAATATTAGGTTTTGTTATCAACCTATTTGATAAGAAGATAGATAACAATAGAGTAAATTTTAAATATACAAATTTTCCTCATATGAAACCGATACCAATTAAAACAAAAGGTAAAGGTTTTTGGAAAGGCATACTAATGTGGTTATTAGGAACTAGACATTGGGAAATCGTAAAAGATTTTGACTTTCAAATAGAGGGTAAAAAATATGTCATTCCGGCAGGTTTTAAATTTGATGGTGCTTCAATTCCGAAGTTTCTTCATACTTTTTTATCACCGGTTGGCGTACTATTAATAGGCGGTCTTGTACATGATTATGCTTACAAGTATCAAACCCTATTAATGTTAAATAAGAAAGATACCATGGGTGTTATATCTCAAAAAAGAGCAGACGAAATCTTTAGAGATATTAATATTGAAGTAAATGGTTTCTATCTTATGAACTACTTAGCATACTGGTCGTTAAGACTAGGTGGTTTTATGGCGTGGAATAAACACCGTAAAGTCAACGCTAAGATTTAAATACAAAAAGGAGGTTCAAGTATGAACTGGATAGTAGATAGAGTAAAAGAAATGTCAAGTTGGTCAGGCGCAGCCTTGATTGGCTTAGGCGCTATGATTATATTAGGAGGTCCGTTTGTCAATATGTTGGCATGGGCAGCTGTGATATGGGGTATTATATCCATAGTAAAAAAGGACTGACCTGATGGGAATTAGATTATTTTTTATAGGACTTATAGTCACCGCCTTAGCCGGCGGTGGCTTCTATGTTTTGAAGTTGCAAAAAGATAATGCAATTTTAAAAGCAAACGCTATCAAAATGGAATCAGCAATCGCTGACCAAAAAACACTAATTGAAAATCAAAAAAAAGATTTTGAGGCCATACTTGTGGCTAACAAAGAAATGAACGAACTAATTGGCAAACTAAAAACAGATTTTGCCGATTTAGATAAACGATTTAATAAGAAAAACAGAGATGTTGGTTTACTTGCAATTGAAAAAACAAAAACAATTGAAAGAATTACTAACTCTGCTAGTGATAAGGCTAACAGATGTATAGAAATCGCAAGTGGTTCACCATTGACGGAGAAAGAGATTAATGCTACGAAGAAGTCTGAAATCAATACAGAGTGTCCTTCTATTGCTAACCCTAACTATATTCCTTACTAGTTGTGCTGGAGTAAAAGAGTTAAGTATATTTAAAGAAGAAGTACCTAGAGCTAAACTTAATTTAGAAAAACCAACTCCATTACAAATGGAACAAATTCATTGGCATATTATTACCAGTGAAAATGCAGCTGAAGTGTTTGCTAAATTAGAGGCTGATGGTATTGACCCGGTATTATGGGGATTAACAGATAAAGACTTTGAACTATTAGCAAAGAACTTTGCTCAGATTAGAAATAAATTAGTAGAAACTAATGCTTTATTAGACAAGTATAAAGAATATTATGAGAGCGAAGAAGAAACTAAAGAGTAATGGATATTGTTGATATTTTAAACAGATATGGATTTGCAACATTGGCCGCTATAGGTCTAGGTTGGTTTGTTTATTTTATTTACATATATATTACCACACAGATTAAAGTAAAATTAGGTGAAATGAATGGTGTGCTAATTGGTCTCATAGACAGAATTCGTATGCTGGACAATGACTTAATTCGTTTACGCTCAAAGTTAAACACCATATTGACCGTGCGTGAGAACGAAAAGAGAACAAAGTCAAAAAAGTAACATAGTCAACCTCCTGACATAGCCGATAGTCAAATAATAAGTGTCAATCCAATGACACTATCTTATAAATAGTAGTATGAAAACATCATTTAAAACAATGATGTTAGTAGTGGCACTTACATTAACTCTCCTGAATACAAAAATACTAGCATCCGAACTGGTACATGGCTTTAAAAACCCAGCCTTTAGTGGTGACGGTTATTCAAACCATGTGCTTTCTGTCGACCAGTTACAAGAACAAAGAAAACAGAAAAATATAGATGACGCTAAATCGGCAGCTGCGGCCGCTGAAAGAGCAGAAAAAAACACCACAATTAACAAGTTTATTGCTAATGTGGAAAGTAGAATTTATGCCAACCTGTCTAAACAGCTGGTTGACAATATGTTTGGTACAAGTTGTGATTCAAGTACAACAACTTGTCCAACAAGTGGTACCTCAGAGATTGAGGGTGCGACCATATATTGGGTCAAAGATACCACAACAGAGATTATTACATTAACCATTACGGCTGAAGATGGCACAGTTACAAGTATGAGTGTGCCAATAGGAGATTTTGTATTCTAGTATGGAATTATTTTTTGATATACTAGTTAAATTTGGATTGCCCGTAGCCGCTTCGGTTGTTATGGGTTTTTTCATCTTCTTAATTATAAAATACATTTTAGAATCTGTCGTAGGCCAAGTTTCTGGTATGCACGGTATCATTATGGGATTAGAGAATAGAGTTAAGAATATGAATAATGATATGATTAAATTAGACATACAGATTTCAGATGCCTTAAATTTAAGGCAAGATGAAGAAAGAATTAGTAGAGCTGATGGTAAAGAAGACGCAAGGAGAGATTAATGCTAAAAGCATTGTTGGTAATAATTATGGGAATAGTGTTGTCAAGTTGTGCCTCTACAACTTCGAAAAACACTAGCACTTTTAAAGGTAGTATGCCTTATGTAGAAGGTACTCCTACGCATGAATTATTAAAAGATTTACCGGAGTTAGACCAACCACAAATTAGTATTGCTGTCTATCGGTTTACAGACTTAACAGGTCAGAGAAAACCAAGTACAAAGTTTTCTCAACTATCAACTGCCGTAACACAAGGTAGTGATGTATTTGTAATTAATGCTTTGAAATCTGTATCAAATGGTACATGGTTTCAAGTTGTCGAAAGAAATGGTTTAGACAATCTTGTCAAAGAAAGACAATTGATTAGAAGTACAAGAGATTTATATGATGGTGAACAAGAAATAAAACAAGTTTTAAAGCCAATGTTATTTGCAGGCTTGATAATTGAAGGTGGTATTGTAGGTTACGATAGTAACACACAATCAGGTGGTCAAGGTGCAAGATATTTTGGCATAGGTTTGAGTGAGCAATATAGAGTAGACCAGGTAACTGTATCAATGAGAATTGTATCAGTACAAACTGGTGAAATATTATTGACAACTAATGTAACTAAAACCATTGCTAGTCATTCTAGTGGTGGAGATGTATTCAGGTTTTTAGACATGGGTACAAAAGCGTTAGAATTAGAAACAGGCGTGGCCGTAAACGAACCTGTTAACTATGCAATACGGACTGCTATCGAGTTTGCAGTTTTACAACTGATACAATCAGGTGAGAAACAAGGTTTTTGGAAATATAAAGAGAAGGAAATAGAAATACCAAAGGTTCATAGCAACGCTATAAGAGGCTAGAACCAGGAGGATAAGAAACTATGAAAACAATAATAAGCTTCGTTATGTTTGTTATGTTTATGATTACCTCTCCAATATTGGCGAATGACATTTATGTTACTCAATCTGGTGCAAGTTTAACTTTAGATATTTTACAAGACGGTGAAAACAATACAATCGGTAATAGTACAACATCATCTGCCTCAACTGGCGCAACAACTAATTTGAATATAGACCAAGTTGGTAATTCGAATGTTATCACTTATCAAATTAATGGTGCGACATATACAGGTGTTATTAACCTACAAGGTGATTCGAATGATGTTGATTTAAATTGTGACAGTACAAACGGCAACTCATCATGTGGAACTGTCAATGCTGTAGTTAACTTTACAGGTAACTCAAACGATATTGATTTAGATATTGGCGAAACTTCAGACGCTTCAAATGCTGATGTTGATATTGTCGGTAACACAGGCTCTGATTCAAATACAGTAGCTGCTACTATTGACGGCACAAGCGCTGTATTAACAATCACAGTAAACGGTGATACTAATAATTACTTAATTGACATAGATGGTAATGGTGATGTAAATGGTCATACATTGGTACATACTCATACAGGTGGTACAGCTGATGTTGATATTACACAATCAGGTATCAATGATAACTTAATTAACTTAACAACAAGTGGCGACAACGCTGACATTGACATTATACAGAGGGACTAATGATAAGTTTTTTACTATTAACAGGATTAATAATATATGCAAGTTATAAATTTTATAATTTTATGCTTAGCCTTAATCCTTACGACTTTACCAGCAAGAAGTAATACATCTATTGGTGATGTTACTTTAAGTAAAGGTAACTCTATAATAGACAGAAAAGATGGTGAGAGAGGTGTCAAAGTTGAAAAAGACCTTGACATCTTCTCTTACGACACGGTAAAAACAGGTAAGGGTCAAGTTGCTATAGAATTTCTGGATGAAACCAGAGTTGACATTACACAGCACTCTAAACTTATCATTGATGATTTTGTTTACGACCCAAATCAAAAGACAGGTAAACTTTCATTAAAGGCAACACTAGGTACTGTAAGATATGCTAGTGGTCAAATTGCCAAAAATTCAGCACAAAACATTTCAATAAAAACACCAACAGCAACTGTATCTGTTAGAGGTACAGATTTTGCCATGACTATTGATGAGTTAGGTTCATCAACAATTATATTATTACCAAGTTGTGATACAAATGGATATTGTTTTGTTGGAGAAATATCAGTTGAGAGTGACGCAGGCCAAGTTATATTAAATCAGGCATTTCAGGCCACACAAGTTGATACACCTGAAAGTAATCCTTTAAAACCAGTTATATTGGATTTAGATGAAAGTTTAATTAACAACTTATTAATTGTACAAAAACCTGCTAAACTAGAAGACGCAATTGAACAAGAGTCAAAATTAAAAGTAATTGCTAACGCTTTAGATATAGACTTTTTAAAGTTTGATGATTTAGAAGTTGACTTATTAGAAACGGAAGAAGACGAGGCAAATACAGCTTTAGAAATAGATTTTTTAGACCAAAACTTTTTAGTTGATATTTTAGAACAATTAAATAAACAACTTGCCTTACAAATGCGAAACGAATTTGATAAAGGTAAAGATAAAAAGAAAACAGGTAAAGATGAGTTTGGTGTTATATTATTAGATGAAGCTCCATATTGGGTATGGAAAAGAAGTGATGAATCAAACAATAATATTGAATTAAGATTAAACCAAGAAAATGGTTATAATATAAATGTCACACAAGGTGATGTAGAAATTAGAGATTATCAATTAGGAGAAGGAGATAATGAAATCTATATTAATCAGCGTTAGTTTTTTAATTTGTTTCTTGTTTACAACTTTAGCAAATGCAGGAGTTTTAAATTATAAAACATATGCTATAACTACCTATGCACCAAGCCTAGAATTTCCTTTCTATGATAATGTGGCAGGTTATAACACAGATGGTTCAAATTCCAGTCCAAACGGTTTAGGTAGTGTACTCAGCACAGGAACTATATCAAGTCCAAGTGGATATTATTGGGGTAGTGGTCAGGTATTAGATAGTGGAAGAAGTGATTCTGTGGCAGTAGAAATCACAGGTTATATCACTTGGCCAGGTACAACAGGACAACAGACAACAGTTTACTTTGGTGTAGCGGCTGATGATGGTGTGTTTATGAACATAGATGGTACAAATGTTATACAAGATTGGCAACAACAAGGTACTGCTACTTGGAACGCAACTGGTTCATTAACAAAGACTGCTGGTCAACAATATGAAATTACAGTATGGATGTATGAATGGGGTGGCGGTGCCGCTTTAGATATTAATTACTGTATGACTAACTCTTATTCAACTTCTTGTCAAACAGATATACCAACTTCATGGTTTTCAACAACACAAGTTACACCAACCTCAGGTATAACAAATGCACAAACAACGAGTTTCAATAATGCTAGAAATAAGGCCGTAAACGGTAATCAAATTTATATTACACAAACAGGAAATAGTAACACACTAAACATATTACAAGACGGTGACGATAACTTAATTATTGGTACAGACTTAACTTCATCAGCTGTAATAACTGGTGATAATAATGCTTTAGATTTAGACCAAATTGGTAATGATAATGTTTTAGGTTTAGATATTGTTGGTTCATCAAACAATGTGGCAGTCACACAAAACGAAGACCAAAGAGCAATACTAGATATAACAGGTTCATCAAACAATGTAGATTTAGACCAATCAGCAATCAACTATGTTGGTGAACATTATATGGAAGTTATCATAGCAGGCAATAGTAATAATGTTGATATAGACCAGACAGAAACAGGAAATAAAAAGGCATTTATAGACATAGATGGTTCTAATAATTTGGCTTTAAACCAAAAAGGCACAGGCAATCACTATGCAGAAATAACCTTGACTGATAGTCATAATGTAGATGTAACGCAAGACGGAAGTGGTGACCACAATGCCACAATTAATTTAAGTGGTAATACTTCTAGTGTAACATTGACGCAAGATAGTAGTACCTCACAAAACTATTATCTATATCAAAACTGTACACAGGCAAGTTGTTCAGCAACTGTCACACAGAACTAAATAGGAATAATGAAGAAATTATTTACACATTGGACATTTGCTTTTGTTACCTTGTTTGCCTTGACTTGGATAGGTTTACAAGACCCACAAGTAAAAGAAATTCTTAGGTTAAAATCATTTGACCTTTTACTACAATCACAAGAAAAAGAAATCTCACAAGACATTGCTATTGTAACTATAGATGAAAAGTCTATAGAAAAGTATGGTCAATGGCCATGGAACAGAGAAGTCTTAGCAGAAACAATAATTAAATTAAGAAGTCAAGGCGCTGGTGTTATTGTCATGCCTATTTTATTTTCAGAGGAAGATAGATTGGGTGGTGATGGTTTATTAGCAATGACTTTAAATGGCAACTTTGTAGTAATATCACAAACAGGTTCACATCAAACAACACAAAACGGATATCCTAGAGGTGTTGCAAAAATAGGTAATCCTTTAGAATTTTTATTTGAATGGCCAGGTATGGTAGGTCCAATACCTAAAATTGGCGATAATGCAGCTGGTGTAGGTACAACAAATGTCGCACCTGAAATAGATGGTGTCGTAAGAAGAATGCCTTTACTTATGAAAATAGGTAATGATGTATTTCCTAATATTGCTATAGAAGTAATTAGAGTTGCAGTTGGTGACCCTAGCTATCAAGTAAAAGCAAGTGAGGCTGGTATTACTGCTATGAGAGTACCAGGTTATGCAACAATTAAAACAGACGCAAATGCTCGAATATGGTTGACATGGAATAAGTCATATGCAGAAATATCATTGGCAGATTTAGATACAAACGAGATTAGTTTAGAGAATAAGACAATTATAATAGGCGTCAAAGCTGAAGGATTAGGCGGTGTGGTCGCTACTCCGATAGGCGGACAATACGATTATACTGTCATTGCTAATACACTTCAGACAGTCATAGATGGCACAAATATAGAGAGGGTGGACATATCATTTATTGTTGAATTAGCTGTTGCCTTTTTAGTAGGTTGTGTTATAGTAATAATGGCAAGATTTTTACCTTACTGGATGTTAGGTATTATACTATTAGGTTTCTATTTCTTTACCTATCTTGGTGTTCAATATTTCTTTGATAAGAAATTAATGTTAGTTGATGGTACTTGGATTATAATTACATTAACTATTGTAGGATTTCATGCAGTATTTAATAGATTTATTTTAGAGTTTAGACTAAAACAACAAATAAGAAAACAATTTGAATCTTACCTTGACCCACGACAAGTTGCAATACTACAAAAAGACCCTAGTAAACTAAAATTGGGTGGCGAAAGAAAAGAGATGAGTTTCTTATTCATGGATATTGTAGGCTTTACACCTATATCCGAATACTATAAAAACAATGATGACCCCGAAGGACTTGTTGCATTAATAAATGATTACTTAAATAGAATGACAAAGATTGTCCTTGACAATGGTGGTTGTGTTGATAAGTACATGGGCGATTGTATCATGGCATTTTGGAACGCACCGATTGATTGTCCTAATCACGCAGAGATGGCTGTTAAAACAGGTATAGAGTGTGCTAAAGAAACAGAGAAGTTAAAAAAGATATTTAAAGAAAAAGGATTACCACCCATTAACATTGGTTCAGGTGTAAACACAGGCACCTGTATTGTTGGTAATATGGGAAGTGATACAAGGTTTGACTATTCAGTTATAGGTGACGCAGTAAACTTAGCTGCTAGACTAGAAGCTTCTACAAGAAACTATAAAACTGAAACTGGCATTGAGCCATTAATATATTCATCTTATACCCACGACCAATTGAAAAATATTAAATCAGTTGAATTAGATAAAATTAAGGTCAAAGGTAAAGACGAACTAGTAACAATTTATAAACCTGTGAATTAAAAAGGAGGTATGCTGTATATAATCTAAACATTTTTTTCTAATCAACGGAGGTCAATTTGACTAAATTGCAACAACGAAAATTATATAAAGTATTTAAAAAAAGAACAAGAGCAGACCATAGAACAAGATTATACTTATTATTTTTACATTGGATTGAAATTAGAAAACAAAAAGATAGACGAAGGAGGCGAACACTTAAAAAACTTTACAAAATACAAAGAAGTAAAGAATTAGGTCACCGTATAGCAGCGTAAAAAACTAAATAATAATAGGCCAATATAGTAAAGGGTTATATAAAATAATCTTCAAGTAAGTAAATTGAGGCCTTATTATTCGTCCTTGCAAGGATAGTAACATAGAGAGAAAATCAATGGCAGAGAATGGCATAACAGACCTCAAAGTGCAAATTGAGGGTGTAAAAAAAGATGTAGAAAATGTAAACAATCTCAATAGTAGATTGGATACGGCTATTGAGAAGTTGACAGATGTATCAACTTCTATTAAATCTATGTTGGCTGTACACGAAGAAAAGATACAAAGACAAGAACAAATAGACGAAATTATTTTTGAAAAATTAAAAGAACGAGCAGGTGAAATTGATACCGTTCACAGAGAATTATCAAAAGAAATCCAACAGGTAGAGAAAAAATTACTCCTAGAGATTAGGCAAATGAAGCTTGACTTAGGGGCCAGAGTGAGTATAATAGAGAAATACAGATGGTTGATTATGGGTGGAGCATTGGTAATTGGTTGGATCCTCTCAACAAACTTCAAAACAATAATCGAAATGATGTCCTAAACCACGCTTGACAAATCAAGTGTGATACTATATAATGTGAGTTGCTATGTCGAGTTATATTGATTTAAAATTTATTAATGATATTTCATCACGGTTGACACTATTTAAAAAGAAAGGTGATTACCTTTTTAATTTTAGATGTCCTCATTGTGGTGATTCTCAAAAGAATAAAACCAAGGCCAGAGGTTTTTTCTATCGTGTAAAAAACGATATGTTTTATAAGTGCCACAATTGTGGTACAGGTCAATCACTAGCAAATTTTATAAAGTTTATCGACCCTAAACTGTATGAAGAATATTTGTTAGAACGCTATAAACGCTCGGCGCCTTCGACCCCGAAGCCGAAGTTTACAAACTTCAAACCTGTGTTTGAAGATAAAACGATATTAGATAATTACAAAAAGATAAGTGAACTAGATAATAAACACCCAGCTAAAAAATATGTTAAAGACAGGAAGATACCTGAAAAACACTTTGATAAATTTTATCTAGTAGATAAGTTTTACGAACTAGTTAAAAAAGTAAAAAAAGATATTGTAATAAAGAATGACCATCCAAGATTAGTTATTCCTTTTTACGATACAACTGGTAAGTTATTTGCGTTTCAAGGCCGTGCCTTTGGCAATGAACAACCAAAATATGTTACAATTAAACTAGACGAAAACAAACGAAAAATTTATGGATTAGAAAGAGTTAATCTGACAGACGATATTAAAATCGTTGAAGGTCCGATTGACTCTTTATTTTTAGATAACTGTCTGGCTATGGGTGGCGCTGATATGTTTTTTGATAGAGTGCCACCTGAACAGGTGACATATATATTTGACAACGAACCTAGAAATAAAGAAATTGTAAAAAGAATGTTTGATGTAATAGAAAAAGATTACAACCTTGTCGTGTGGCCAAATGATATGCGACATAAAGACATTAACGATATGATTCTAGGGAAACTTGCCATTTCGGAAATAAATGATATTATAAGTACCAACACTTGTTCAAAGTTGGAAGCCTTGACGAAACTCAACAATTGGAAAAAGATTTAATAGGAGATAAGAATGACGGAAAAAGAAATACTAGTACAAAAAAGAAATGGTCGAGGTAAAGAACCACTAAACATTGACAAGATACACGAAATGGTTGAGTATGCTTGTGAAGATATTGCAGGTGTTTCATCATCTTCCGTAGAGATGAATTCTGGTTTACAATTTTATGATGGTATTTCTACAGACGAAATTCAACAGATACTAGTTAAGTCCGCTTCTGACCTTATCTCTTTAGACAATCCAAATTATCAGTTTGTAGCTGGCAGACTTCTTCTATTCAGTTTAAGAAAACAAGTTATTGGTAAGTTATGGGACCACCCTAAACTTTACGACCACACTAAAAAAGGTATAGAGTTAGGTGTATATGATGAAAATATTTTAAAATGGTATACAAAGGCCGAGTTTGATAGAATGGAAGGCTGGATTGACCATGAAAGAGATTACGACTTTACTTATGCAGGTTTGCGTCAAGTGATTGACAAATACCTTGTACAAGATAGAAGTAATGGACAAGTTTTTGAAACGCCTCAAATGATGTATATGTTAATTGCGGCTACCATTTTCAAAAACTATAAAAACGGAAAGAGAATGACATATGTTAAAAAATATTATGACGCTATTTCAAAGTTTAAAATCAATATTCCTACTCCGGTTATGGCCGGTGTTAGAACACCTATTCGCCAATATGCTAGTTGCGTTTTGGTTGATGTTGATGACACTTTGCCTAGTATTTTCAGTAGTGATATGGCTATTGGCAATTATGTTGCACAAAGGGCTGGTATTGGTATTAATGCCGGTAGAATCAGAGGGATTAACTCCAGAATTAGAGGCGGTGAAGTCCAGCACACAGGAGTTATACCATTCCTCAAAAAATTCGAAGCGACAGTTAAGTGCTGTACTCAAAACGGTGTTCGTGGAGGGAGTGCAACGGTTCACTTCCCTATTTGGCACAAAGAAATAGAAGACATTATTGTTTTAAAGAACAATAAAGGTACAGAGGATAACAGAGTTAGAAAGTTAGACTATTCTATTCAGTTATCAAAATTATTTTATGAAAGGTTTATTAATGATGAAGAAATCACCTTGTTCTCACCACATGAAGTGCCAGAGTTGTACGAAGCTTGGGGTAGTCCAGAATTTGATGAATTATACAAAACAGCCGAGCGAAAAACAAGTGTATCAAAAACCAAAGTCAGCGCTCAAACACTATTCATGGATATGCTCAAAGAAAGAGCAGAAACAGGCCGTATCTACATAATGAATATTGACCATTGTAATACTCATTCTAGTTTTAAAGATAGAATTACAATGTCAAATCTATGCCAAGAAATTACATTACCAACAGACCCTATTCAACACATTGATGGTGCTGGAGAAATTGCGTTATGTATTTTAAGTGCATTAAATGTAGGTAAGATTAATAATATTGAAGAACTAGAACCTTTATGTGAACTTGCAGTAAGAAGTTTAGATGAGATTATTGACCATCAACTTTATCCTGTTAAGGCTGCCGAAGTATCTACAAAGGCAAGAAGAAGTTTAGGTATTGGTTATATTGGCCTTGCACATTATATTGCTAAACATAAAGTTAAGTATTCAGATAAAGAAGCATGGAAGTTAGTTGATGAACTAACAGAAGCATTCCAATTCTATCTATTAAAACATAGTAATGTTCTTGCACAAGAAAAAGGTAAGAATGAATTTTTTGATAGAACAAAATATTCAGATGGTATCCTCCCGATTGATACTTACAAACCCGAAGTAGATGAAATCGTTAAACGAAAACTCAGCTACGATTGGGAATGGTTAAGAAAAGAAATCAAAAAACATGGGCTGCGACATAGCACACTTTCAGCTCAAATGCCATCAGAATCCTCTAGTGTGGTATCTAATGCAACAAACGGCATTGAACCACCTAGAGATTATTTAAGTATTAAAAAATCAAAAAAAGGTACTTTAAAACAGATTGTGCCTCAATATGCAACATTAAAGAATAATTATACTTTATTATGGGACATGGCTAGTAATGAAGGATATATAAATATCGTTGCAGTAATGCAAAAGTATTTTGACCAGGCAATTAGTGGTAACTGGTCTTACAATCCCGAAAATTATGAAGACAATCAGGTGCCTGTATCAGTAATGGCACAAGACCTTTTGTCAACATACAGATTAGGTTGGAAGACTTCTTATTATCAAAATACATATGACGCTAAAAAAGATATTGATGAACCAACACATCCAGTAGGTTGGGCAGATAATGTAAAAGAAAATCCAGTTGAGCGAACAGAGTTTAACGGTACTGACGAAGAATACGAGGAGTATTGCGAGTCTTGTACAATATAGAGAAAGGTAACCTATGGCATATTTGTGTGTCAATACACCTCATGTTGATGTGTATGTTAAGAAAGAGTATCTATATGATGGTAACAAAGGACATGGTGAGTTAGTCGAAGGAGTATGGGTAACAGCTAAGTCAATACAAGGCAGAGCATTATACTTTGAAACTTATATTCCAGAGTATGGCGCTTTGTATGATAAGTTACCAATAAGTGCATTTGTATGGAAAAAAGATATAAAAGAAGATGTACCGTTGACAGAATTGCAATTATGGGATTGTTTTAGTTATGATATTACAATTATTGAAAAACAAATGCTTTCAGGCAATCAATGTAAGTATTTGTCGCCAAGTAAAAAATGGTATAAAGGTTGGTATATGTTTACAATAGACAATGCTAACTCAACAAATTTAGAAAGAAATGTGACTTATAGTGAAGTACCTAGTCAACATAAGTCATTTAATATTTTAAAGTTAGAGAACGGTTACTTTGCCGCTCAACCTAACAATAGAGTTATCTTTTATGATAAGAGTTATACTCCTAGTGAGTTAAAGTTTCCAGACTTTAATGTGTCCACCAAAGAGTATAGTGTAGAATGTGAACAAAAGTGGACAGCTGGTGATGACGATAAGTTTTTTTATGATTTAGAGGAGAGAAAAGAATAATGAAGAATGTATTTAACAGAGATAAGGGACTAGAAGTGGCGAAACAACCAATGTTTTTTGGTGAAGACCTACAAGTCCAACAATATGCGGATATGAAGTATCCTATATTTGATAAACTAAACCAGCAACAATTAGGTTATTTTTGGAGACCTGAAGAAGTATCTTTACAAAAAGATAGAAACGATTATTTAAATTTAAATGAACAACAAAAGTTTATTTTTACATCTAACTTAAAGTATCAAACTATGTTAGATAGTGTACAAGGTAGAGGTCCGTGTTTGGCATTTTTACCATTTGTATCTAATCCTGAATTAGAGGGTTGTATTATTACATGGGATTTCATGGAAACAATACACAGTAGAAGTTATACATACATCATTAAGAATTTATATTCTAATCCAAATGAAGTGTTTGACACTATTATACATGATGAAAAGATTGAAGCTAGAAGTGCCTCAGTTACAAAAGCATATGATGAGCTAATTGAAATGGGTTATAAATGGCACCTTAATAAAGATAAGGTTGACCTTTACGAACTTAAAAAGAAAATGTATCTTGCAATGGCAACTGTAAACATTTTAGAAGGCCTTAGATTTTATGTATCTTTTGCTTGTAGTTTTGCCTTTGGTGAACTTAAAATGTTAGAAGGCTCTGCTAAGATTATTTCTTTTATTGCAAGAGATGAATCACAACATTTAGCAATGTCACAAACTATCATTAATAATTGGCATGATAGAAATGATGACAAAGATATGTTAAAGATTAAAAAAGAATGTGAGAAAGACCTATATAAAATGTATGATGACGCATTGAACGAGGAGAAAAGGTGGGCAACATATCTATTTTCCAAAGGAAGTATGATTGGTTTATCAGAAAAACTGTTACACCAGTTTGTAGAATATATGGCCAATCGAAGAATGAAGGCAATCGGCCTTACACCACAATACGACCAAAAAACAAATCCACTTCCGTGGGTAGACCATTGGCTGAATTCAAAGGGTACACAAAACGCACCACAAGAAACAGAGATTGAATCATATGTAATTGGTGGTATCAAACAAGATGTTAAGAAGGACCAATTTAAGAAATTTAAACTATAATGGCAGAAAAACGACAAAAGACCTGTACTTCCTGTGAAACTAAATATAATATAGTTTGGGACATTGAAGAGCAAGATTTAGAACCTCTTACTTGTCCTTTCTGTGGATATGAGGTAGAAGATGAAGACGAAACCGAAGAAGTCTGGTCAAATGACGACAGTAACGAAGACGATAATTGGAATTGATTATAGTTTAACAAGTCCTGCTATCTGTGTAAATATAGATGGTGACGCAGGCTTAATGTTTTATTATTTGACTTCTAAAAAGAAGTATATCGGAATGATGAGTGAGGAGATTGTAGGTTATGAACATAAAGAATGGAAAGACCCGATTGAAAGATTTAAATATATATCTGACTTTGCATTGGATATTATTTCTCCACTCATTAACCCTTTGGTATATATTGAGGGTTACTCCTTTGGTTCAAAAGGTCAAGGCATATTTCAAATTGCCGAAAACTGTGGAATCCTCAAGTACAGATTACAAGAAGAACAAATCCCTTATGATACAGTTGTCCCGAGTGTGGTTAAAAAAGGCGCTACGGGAAAAGGAAATGCGGACAAAGAAATGATGTATAACGCATTTGTAGCTGAAACAAATATTGACCTAAAGTCTATTTTAGAAACAGATAAAGTTGGTAATCCTGTATCTGATATAGCAGATAGTTATTTTATACAAAAAGTTGGTTATGAGAATAGTATTAAGAGCACAAAAACATCCTGATAGTATCTACGGCGATATACAAGAGTTTGATTTAACAGAAATCAAATGTATGCCAAATGATGATTGGTTGAAACAAAGAATGGACGAGTTTGATTATTGGACTTCTTTTGAAAACCATGGCATGATTTATCCTATTACTGTATCACCACACACCGAAGATTGGGTACAAGGTATCATTAAACAAACTGTAAACGGCGAATACAAAAAACCTCAACACATAAAAGCAAATGGTGAAGTTAGACCTGGTCTATATGTTCAGACAGGTAACAAAAGAGTTTTTTGGGCTAGAGAAAAAGGTTACACACACATAGAAGGATATCTAATAACTAACAAAGAAATAAAATCAAAAATAAGAAGTGACTTACACATACCACACGATAAGGCACCGAGATGATTAATATACCTGATACTATAATGACAACAGATGGTTATACACCACACAAATTTATACATGATTTTGTAAAACATTGGGAAGATTTAAGAGAAGAATGGCCAGAGGCAAGTTTATTTAAAGAAGAAGGCCATATTAAACCTAGAAAACATGGACAAAGACCTCATTTAAGAATGTTCATGTGTTATACACCTTGGGCTGATAGTCCATATTTCGACAAATACAAAATACAAAGATACCAATTATCCGAAACATGGGATTATTTTGTTGATAAACTTTTTAGTAGTAAAGAATATTCTGATTGGTTAAAAGATACATTAGAAATACCAGGAAATAATTTTAAATATAGATTTGATTGGCATTTAACAAAATGGGGGCAAGATGTATCTCCTCATGTTGATAGTGTTGGTAAATTAGGTAGCCATCTTATGTATTTTATGCCAGAGGGTTGGAATGATAAGTGTGGTGGACAAACTATATTTTATAAAGGTAAACTTGTTGACAATATGAATCCAGAAGCTAAAGACTTTGCACATAGTCAAGTATATAATAATACAGGTAACACTTCATTG